CCTTTTGCTTTTCAGTGGTAACACGAAACTTAATATCAAACGTTGCTGGTAACTCTGGGTTTTGTGCTTCGTTTTCTTCCTGCTCTGATACTTCAACTTTAACCTTGTCAACCTTTGAGCCTTTTAAACTTTCAATGATTGCACTTATTTCTTCAGCGTCTACATCTTCATACTCAACAACTTCAACTTCTTTTTGTTCTTCAATAAAGTATTTTACAACACCATTCTTTTGAATCTCAGCATCTTTAAGCCAGTTGTGAATAATATTAAAGCTTTCAGGTTGTGAACGCACAATCCAGTTAACGTACTTTGTCTTTTCCTCTGCCTCTTTAATCTCTACTTCGTTCTCGGTGTTAGGTTGAAACGTTACCACATCACCTGAACCAAGAAAGATACGAGCTAATGAGGGCATATCAGCCTCAACAACATCGGCAATATCTGTGGAAACTACACTTGATTGATTTGGAGTCGCAGAAAACTCACCTGATTTATTACCAAGATAAGCAGCTAGGTACTTTGTATTTTCTTCTGAGAATTCACCGTTGTATGTCGCGGCGTCTTGCTCTGCTTGAGACAGTAGCGCAACTAATTGTGAATCTGTCATCTTATTTGGCATTAAAGGCACTCGATGATTAATGGAATTTTCGTTTTACTTATTATAACTTATCAACTACACTAGTTACATATAGTGCAATTCGCGCTATCTATTGTGTTCTATCGGGGTAAAGTACAATGAATAAGTTAAAAAAGGTGTTTGCGCTTTTTGTTCTGTATGGATTAGCTTCGCTTATTATATCAGCCACGTTTTATTCTGACTTGGGTAATAGTGGCACTCCTTACTTGTCTGTGCTCGCTCTGTCTTGTGTTCTTGTTGCGATCACTGTGTTGTTAGCGGCTATTATCATTTGGGGAATAGGGGCTTTACATGAATAACATAGAAAAGAAGTTAGACGCGCTTATTGATGCGCTGGGGTTTGATGTTGAGGCTGTAAGTGTTGGCAATCACGAAATTTTTAAGGCTAACAATTTGCGACCCGCAATAATTCAAGAGGTTTTTGATTACAAGCTAACTAAGCGTGAGGACATGGCAGTTAAGAAGGGACAGAAGGTATTTATGACCCTTATGGAATACAAAAGGTACGTAATTGGCAATACACCTATTGACTTTTTTGAGGATGACAATGAATAGCTTCACACTAACAATACATAACAAAGGCTGGACGGTTAAAGATGCTTGCGCCCATTGGGGTATCAGGTACGAAACTTATAATAAGCACTGTAACGATATTAAATTTCATAATCGATTAGAGTGCATGTGTAACGGATTGGAGAATAAACAATGAATATCAGTGAAGCTATAGCGCACTTACAGAAGCTAAAGGAAAATAATGGTGACGCTGAGTTACTTTATTATTGCGATGATTGTTGCAGTAGTTACAGTGTTGATGAATCTGTCTTGATTGTTGATGAGGATAGATTAGATGATTGAATATATATTAATTAGTTATTTATTTATGTTTGTTATGGGATTTCACTCAATTGTTTTTGATTGGGTTGATTGGTATGAAGCACTAGCGGTAGTGCTAATGTTTATATTTGCACCGTTGGTTTTTTGGTTGATTGTGATTGGTTGGATCAAGTCGCTATGGAGATTAGTGTGAAAATGCTTCGAAGCTTTAAATGCTTAAAAAATCACATCACAGAGAAGTTTGCTGAACAAGATGAATTACTAACTGAGTGTAAAGAGTGCAACGAGGTAGCGACTAGAATGCTAAGCGCTCCCCGTTGTTTTGGTAATACTACTGGCGGCAGCCCATCAACTAACTACTCTAAACCACGCTAGAGCGACCATAGTTTAAAGCTTTACGAGCCTTCTTAATCGGAGGCTTAAACATTAACATCATTAAGCTATCAGCCATACCAGGGGAGTCTATCCCTTGGCTTTTCATCTCTTGCTTATTCATTAACTGTTGCAATCCATTACTGTTGTTCTTTCTTGGTATACGACAAAGCTCTGAACGTAAAGCGGGAATACTTTCTATTCCATCACTATCAAAGCTAATCATTTCCTCTGGGTCAACGTACTCACCTTTAACCACACATCGGTAAGTGTTGTAACATCTATCAGCTAATGTGATGTAATACTGTGCGCGGTTATTCTTAAATACTTCTGCGTTAGTTAGGTTGTTATTCTTATCACCATATCCTTGCTGGTAAATCTTCTCAGCATTGTCTTGCCCTTTACCTGACAGTGAGCCTTTAAACATTTGATATTTAGTTGATGTTGCATCTAGGTTATTGGATACTTGACGTTTAAGCCCTGCACCCATACCGTCACCATCCCATACAAACCAATCTGCTTTATGCTCTCTTGCTAAGTTAGTGGCCCAGTCGCAGCCAACATCAATTTCACCTGTGTTCTTTTCATAGATATGTTGAACAATAGAACCATGACGCATTGCATAGCCTTTATTGTCCTTACCCGTATCACTTGGGTCATGTGCTGCAATCTTGGCACCTAAAGGCTTAAATACTTCTTTAAGCTTATCCATCTTATGTGCATCAATACAAGCATCGAACCATTCAGCCTTAATAATAGAATCCTCAACTTCATCGTTGAACTTGCCTTCCCATATCCAATCGTATTTAGCTCTTGATAGGTTAGCATAATCCCATTGCCTTAATGCTTCTTGCTCTACATTCCACCAAGGATTATCACGCCAGTTAACAACTACAATTAAATGTAAATCATCTTCATAGAATCCGTTGCGCTCTAGCTCCCTTAAGTAAGGAACTATAAATCTTTGGCTAAAAGCATCAGCGCTTGATTGAGGGTTAGCACTAAACCAGCACTCCGCACCTGGGTTTCTTAATATTGTAGGCAGAAGCTTATCAATGCTGGCTTGACTCATTGTCTGTGCTTCTTCAAACCATGAATACTTATAACCCTGCGCTGACTGAATAGAGTTAGGGTTTCTTGATGCGCCTTTATAAGCTGTCTGCGCCCCATCAGGAGATATTATTCGCTTCTCTTGTACATTCCATCCATTAAGCATTAAGCGGTCATTAATAGCACCCTCAAACACTCGATGTACAGAATCAGCAATAGAGTCTTGAAACTCACGCAAACAATAAACATCAGCTTTCTCTGTTGCCATTTTAAAAGTAAGCGCGTCACCTATACCAATGGATTTACCCGACCCTCTCCCCCCTATAGCAATCTTTAACTGTTTAGGTTTTGTTAGGAAGCTTTCGAGCTTACGATTAATCTTGAGGTGTGGCATTTACAAACTCTACTGTCCATTTACTATCAGTTTTAAAAGACTCGCCCTCTGCGTTCTTAATCTCTATTGATTTTTCATCAGGTAGGTATTTCTTAAGGAGTGATAATCTGTGTGTGATGGCGCTATTGATACGGCTAACTGAGACGTTATCTAATTCGATAGTAACGTCTTCCAGTTTTTTAATGTTATCAACTATTTGGCGTATCTTATTGTTCTCACTAAGATAGCGCCTTAATTCTTCTTTATTTATCTCTCTACGCTTGTTTGCAGATGTAGTTGATTTATTCATAGTATCGAGTCCTTATAGGTTATTCGACTTAAGATTATTTAGGTTGTGAAGTTGTCCAGTTAGTAATAGATACATCATCGCCGCTTGACCACGTAAGAGTATTTAAAATCATATCTGTACCTGACGTACCCGCACTACCTACTCGACTTACTGCGCCACCACTTGTCTTTGCCACATAATGAACCTGAGTTCCTGTATTGGCTACTGTTGCCGTAACCGCAGTGACTGCATTCATTGATGAAGCTCTTGATGCTGCTGTTGCAAAAGCTGTAGCTGGTAAAGTAAATGTTACCCTTACTGTTCCCGTTGGCGTAGCGTCAATATCAGCCGCTGCACCGGTTCGTATTTCTACTGAGCCGCCATTTAAAAGTATATTTCGAGCGTCTAGCGCTGCGTTACATTCTGCTATTGAACTTTGTGACATTGTATTATCCTTTATCTATCCAAGTTGTGCTTGCTGGTGTTTGTGTTGTGTATGTAGTTGTAACTTTAGTTTTATCCACCCAATTAGCTGGCAATCTTATCGACGAGTTATCAGCAAAACTATTAAATACTTCCGTTACTTGTAAAGTTATATCTTTTGCTATTGTAACATTAGCACCATCTAAAAACGAATTAAGCACCTCTGTAACAAGCAATTCAATATTAGCAGATACATTTATATTTGATACGTCAGTAAATACACTTAGCGTTTCTGTTACCGTTAAATTTACAACTTGACCACTAGTAACGCTTATTACTGAAGTGTCACCAAATGAATTAAGCGTTTCTGTTATAACAGCACTAACATTGTAATCTATATTTATGTTTGAAATATCAGTAAAAGAATTTAATACCTCTGTTACTGTTAATGATATACCGCCGCCACCTAAATTAACCCAGGCACTACCATCTGTTGGCATGTTAACGCCGGTCGCATTCTGACCACTTATAGTGTCAGTTATAGTTACAGTCCCAGCGCCGTGAGATGAAGTGTTAAAATTTAACAGTCTATTGCCGCCTGAGTCACCGTTCATTACGGTAGTATCACCAATTTGACCTTGAAACCTAAACGAACCAGAGCTAACCGCCCCTATCAAATCAAAATAAGCTGTCGATGATGTTGTCTTTGTTTCTTGCGTTCCGTTTACATCAATAGTAACCGTTGTGCCAACTCTTTCAATATCCCAAGAATAGCCAACCCCGGCAGATATAGATATAGCAGTTGTTAAAGATGAACCGCCAATTCTTACATCAAAAACACCGCCTTGGATTGCAATGAAATTTGATGTATTTAGCGAGCTGCCCATCATTACGCGAGTACCTAGCGATGTGGCGTTAAAAAACCCGCTTAATTTAAAATCACCTGTTGCCGTAAAGCCAGACATAGTAAGACTGTCATCGATACCATCTAACTCAACGATCCACATTATATCAAACCTTCATCTTCTCGCCATTCGTCCGTATTCATTATTTCTAAGGCTTCTTGGTGCGAATAGGTTCTGTATGTAGAAAGGAATGACCAACCATCAAATCCACTTATAAAAATCAATGCTATTTCTTCTGGAGTGTGATTAATTGAGTATATTATCTTTGTTCTGTCTTTGTTGTGTCGCGCAACCGAAATAAGCTCTTCCCCTGCTTGAGAAAGTAAACCATTTAAATCCGCAGTGTGGATTATTTTGTATTCAAGTGCCATTACTTGTCCTTATTTATATTGGTTGAGCCTTCTTTGATAGCTTTGACTATCTCAGCCATAGCGCTAGCCTGTCTTGATGAATTATCTATTGTGGTCTTAGTCATATAACCACCACCAAGAAATGCGGTAACAATAAAGCCTATAAATATCTTTTTAATATACCTGTATTCGTCGGCTTGAATTGAGTTTGTGATCACTTTGTCGCTAACTAATCTTAAATCTTTATTTATAGAGTTAAAATTATTTTCACATTTTGTTACTTTTTCTGAAAGGTGGTTTATTTCTGTGTGGACGGTGTTAAGGTTTGATACCGTATCAGCGAGCTTGTCAACGATATGAACTAAATTATCTATCTTTGCGTCTACTGCTGCTATTGATGGCTCTCTCACGTTTATCTACCGAGGTTATAAGTTGAATTATTTGCAATAATAACATTAATCCACCTATTCCTACAAATAAGCCAATTATAAAGATAGATAAGCCCATCACGCCCCACTATTAAAAGAGCAGTTAGCTCAATAGTATTGTATATGTTTTCCCAAGTAAGACCGTCACCTCTCCTTATATCTATCAGTGCATGGTAAATATCAGGATTAACAAACACAAAGTTAAACCATGAAGATACAATCATACACCCGCAAAGAGATGCGATAACATAGGCACTAATTACCCTTTTTAATGTTAACTCTTTTGCTAAATATTTATAGCAATATATCGCCAAAATAAAGTAGATTAGCGACATTGTTAAACATTTGCTTTGATAGGAGAACTCCAAAGCCTTTAAAAAAGATAAGCTAAACCCTGCTGCCCAGCTTATCAATAAAACCTTTAAAAGGTTCATGATTAGTAATTAACCCTTTGGTGTTACTGGTGGCACTGGTGGATCATTGTCACCTGGGCCTTGACCGACTGAAAACTTGTTAATCATGATACTTCCTTACTTTGTGAATTGGACTTCATTATACTGAAATTCGCAGCTTTAATAAACCACCCTTTATAACTTCACCTTTTTTAATGCCTGAGTATTCTATCCAGTGATCGTCCTCAAGAAATCCACACTTAACTAAAGCATCCTCGTAAGCTTTTAAATAATTGGACACATCAAACTTTGCTCTTGTCCTTGGGTGAATAATCAGACTAATCATTACAGGCTTTTCTATCATCTCACCAGATAGTTTTAATTCATCCATAACAGACTGTACAGCAACAAAGTAATCACGACCTCGCTTTGATGTTATCAATCTATTCCTAACACAGGCACGATACCCGTTTATACTTGGCGGCATTGGCAAGTCAAATTCATACGACATTTAATAACTCCTTATCAATTAGTTTTTGCTGAGTTCTTTCTAGTGCGATCAGCTTGATCTCTGCTAACTCACCTTGCGTAAATTCTGATTTTACTTGCCCGTCAATGATTTTGTGACAATTACCGCACCCGTAAACAGCAAAGTGATCGCTACACTTGTACCCCATGCCTCTATCTTTCCCTATATGGCAAAGTACCACTGTTTCATTGTTTGAGCAGTCACCAAGTAACAAGGTGCAATCTTGACCTCTTGCTGACTTGGTTATTTTAGTTTGCTTGGCCATTTTATTTCCTTGGTACGTATCGTTTTTTATTTTTCTGTTTTTTATCTTTTGTTTTATATTTCATTACTTTTCCTTACACTTATCACAAATAAATACAGGGCGGTTAAAGCTATCGTATCTCGCTCTGTATGCTGTTTGACCTTGTTGGAATATATAGCCGCATTTACATGACTTGTTGCCGTCTTTAGATACCTTTTGAATGTTCATTATTATTCCTTTGGTGGCTCAGGTAGTGGCATCCAGTGAGTTACCTTCCCATAATCTTTTAACGCATCTCTGCGCTCTTTTGTTACTGCATAAAACAACGAGGTAGATTCAGAATCAAACCATCTTGCATTATCGAGATCTTCATCACCAGAGCAAAAAGCCACAACCTCGCTACGGCTAAACCTATTTCTTGCACAAATATAGTCACCACCCTCACAAGGCAATCTATCTTTAACACTAATCCATTCACTCATAATCATTCATCCTGTTTATCTAGTAATTGTTGATACTCGCTATTTTCTGGTATTGTCAAAGCGTAACCCCATTTAAAGCCACCATGAGTATTCTGCCTTCCGTTCATTGCTGCGTGAACTAGTGAAGGGTTAAACCCATCAGAGATAACCTTTCTCATGTATGGATAGTAAACCCCGAAACCACCATTACTTGAAATAACAGGTTTTTTTTGTGAGTCACACAACCCAGTGCTCCACGCATGACTGATATTCATCTGATGATTGCACCTTTCAAGATTACTAATATTGTTATTTAGTTTATCTCCGTCAATGTGATTTACATGGTCTAGACCGACTACTTTATCAAGGAACGTATTAGCTACAATCCTATGTAGCAGCTCAACCCTTCCGATCTTATTTTTACCTCTAACCCTTAAGTCAACGACCTTATACCCAGACTTACCTGTAGAGCATCTTAAAACCCTACCTTTTAGTTTTCTTGTGCTATCTGGGTGATTATAAACAACCCTATCAACACTCCTAACAAGCCCACACCTAGTAACCTGTAATCTTCCTTCAAACCCTTTAGCATCCACCCACAACATAAATAACCCTTATCTTAATTATAACCAGTTCCATTATATGCGTTCTGGTTAATTAATCAATGATTTTGTTTGTCTAAATAATCCCTATATTCACATTGAGCAGGTATTTTAATTGTACACCCGATACTTTGCGCCCAATCCAAAAGCTTTGTTATGTAATCGCAAGCAACACCAACATCCAAACCGCTTGTTGATATTAGCTCCTCTCTTGTTGTAATCTCTCCAGTTTTAACATCTGTGTATTCTGTGACTTCCCACCCTAAAAAATTGTTCTTCATATTTCGTTTTGTAAACTTTGGGCACCAATCTGTGCGACCCTTACTAATTAAAAACGCACTTATTTCATTATAAATAACATGCTGAAAAGAATTTTGATCGTTACTTCTTTTTTCTCGCCACTGAACTATTGTTACACGCCAAGCTTTGGTTAAATCTAACTTCCATAACTCAGCTATAAATAAACCTATTGAGTTGGCGGTTAACTTAAAGTTTTTCATTACGCTTAATTAAAGCAATTGTGTTTCTTACGTGCCTTAAGTCTGCAAAGCATCTATCAGATATTTCTTTATCGCTAATGTCTAGTAGCCCTTCAAGCTTGAGATTGATCATCATTTTTAACACTGATTCGCTAGTCGATTTTAATTTATCTCGACTAAACTCTAACCCGTTGGCTTTACCTCTAAAAAACTCACACTTTTTATTTGCCGCTACTACTTTTGATTTTAATTTAGCTATTTTATTTTTGTGATAGTTAGCGTGAAATTCACCTTCTTCTTTTAGCTTAACTTTTAGTGATGCTATTTCTTCTTCTTGGCTGATAAAATTAGCTATACTCATGACGTAACTCCGCGGCTCAAAACAGTAGCCTTTAACATATCAATCCAGCAATCAGCGTTTAGTCGCAATTCTTTCTTTGGCACAGCTTTAACTTTATGATCGCTTTGTACTCTGCGTAATGCTTTAACTGTTATTTGTTGAGCACGACCACTAGCAAAGCCATAAAAATTATCTAGTTCGCGCAATGTCTCGCCGTTGATATAACGAATAACCATTTGTAAATTTCTTTCTGTACATTCTATATTTGAACGTTTCATAATATAAACCCTAAGATAATCGGTATTGAGCCAGGATAATTAATTATTACGACTGCAAATATTATTGATGCAATCAGTGTGTAGAGATGTAACCAGGTTATAAAATTATCGATAGGCTTAGCCATAAACACCCCGCTAAAACTAATACTGATAAAACTCCTTTAGTTACAAAATGAGTTAACCGCTTGTGCTGTAATTTTACATCGTGCTTGTTTAGCATGTTACATACCTCTTTTATTGCGTGAAAGGCCGAATCAAAATAAACATTTACGCGTTGGTGGCGCAAATACGGAATAGATAAAAAGTAAGCTATTGATTTTACTTGCTACTCATTCCGCGTTTTGTTGGTTCGGCTTAATCGCAGTGTTATGTGGAATTAAATCTGCTCAAGAATATCGATTCCGCTATAGCCCATACTGTTCCAATTTTAGCATCTTTAGTAGCATCTATGTTGGTGTAAACAACCATAGGTACTGAACAGTCCTGTCCGTGTCTAGCTTTGCATATAACTTTAAATCTAAGTCCGCTCTTAGATGTTACAATACTAAGCGGCTCTACTTCAATTAACATGATCACTCCAATTAATTCAGCACATAACAACAAAATCAAACGGAGCGCAAACAGCGCGCCCGCTTATTTAAAAGGTTAGGCGGTTAAGATTTAACTACCCATACTTCCGCATATTTCGGGCGTTTTCCGCCAATCGGTATTATCTGAACAACAAAAGGCATTCCGCAACTAATGGCACCAACTTTAGCTAACGCCATCGCCTCATTGTAATCGCGCCTAAATTCCAGTCCATTAATCCAACTGTCAGACTTAGCCCATTGCTCATTGCTGTGGTCTGTTTCGTCATCAGGGTAAATCCTGTAACCGCGTGCATGATGTGACATTTTTCTATCTCCAATAGTTACCGCCTAACAACACGTTCAAGCGGATTAAAACTGTTCGCTGCGCGGTTTTAACACGCTTAACTCAAGGTTAGTTTGCTTGCTCCCTGTTAATCATTGTTTCTACAAACTTAGTATCTTGCTCTGTAAGTAATCCTCTATAATTAGTTTCAGCACCCACAAGAATCATCATGGCTCTCTTGTAGTTATTCATTTCATTATCAGCCCAAACTATAGCTTTATCGTCAAGAAAATCATTAAAATCTTCTATCTGGCTTTTGCTATTACTAACCATTTCTTTCCATTTTTTCGGCCTGCTCATATTATTTCTCGCTTATCATCAAATGTCATTAGCAAAATTAAAAGGGCGCTTCCCTGCGCGTGTTTAGTTAATTAAAAAGGTGGTGTGTCAGCCGTTGCACCCGCCTTGTGCCGCTGTAAATCCTCCTTGGTCGCGCGGTGCTTGTTGCTGCTGCGGTGATTGCTGTTGAAAGCCACCTTGTTGTACGGGTGCTTGTTGCTGATAACCGCCTTGCTGCTGTGGTGCTGCTTGCTGTTGATAACCCCCTTGCGCTTGACCTTGTGGCTGTGGTGCTTGACCATTCTCAACCCAGAATACTTTACCATTACCAAGAATATTACCTTTAACACCTTGCTGCTTTTCTTCTTTGCTAACGTCTTGTGTAATCATTCCGCTGTTGCCATATTGGTCTAACTCATCCATATTTACAAAGATTGTTGCGTCTAAATATTGCGCTCCATTCTTACCGTTAAAGATGCGATTCATATCCATTTTTGCCAAATCGATTTTTAAACTTAATGCTATTTTGCCCATGTTCTTTATCCTTTAGTAGTTAATTATTGTGTGTGAAACTTTATTATCTATTAGCGCTTGTGTTGCTAATGTAGCGCAATCAATCGTTAACCCTGCGTCAATAAATGATTTATATACTGCTCTGTTAATTGTTCTTACATGATTAACATCAGCTAATTTACGTGCGGCTTCATCATCAATAGCTTGCTGTGCTACTCGTTGACGATCAATACCTGCCAAGCGCTCAGTTTCTATTGATGCAAGGCGCTTTACTTCAGCAACACCAGCTAAATAATCACGTTGAATTTCCGCGTCTATATCATCGTTTATTTTATAAGCCTCTAATTCAATAGCTAGCCATTCGCTTTTTATTTTAGCTAAATCCGCATCAATAACCGCTTGCTTCTGTTGTGCTACCAAAGCCTCATTTTGTTGTTGAATTTCTAACACGGCCTGATCTTTAAGCTTGGCTTCATACTCTAATTTATCACGTTCAGCGGTTAAGATGTCATTATCAAACTTTTCATCCATCAATAAACCCATTTCGTGATCATCTTCTTTCTGCACCATTGCAGCACGCAATTCAACAACACGCTTTTCATCTGCTAAAATCTTTTTGCGTTGTGCTGCGTATTCGTCAATCAAAGTCTGAAACGGTGCGTTAGCTATTACAAGGCGTTCAAGTATTAACTTATGCTCTTTGTTAACTGCTGCGGTGTTAGCCTTTGTTATCTTAATTCTGGCAGCTTCAAGCTCTTTAATAATACCACCAATTTCAGAAGCGCTTTCTTTTACGAGTTTACGCTCTGGTGCGTTATTCATGTCAGCATAAAAACCTACATGATACTTTTCGCTGTTTTCTTCGATTGAAGCTATCACGCCCTCAGTAGTTATTCCTTTGAAGATTGTAATTTCCATTTTAATACCCCTCCTTAATAAATAATTGAATTCTAGTTAAATAAACAGGGTCGTTTATTTGTTTAGCGTTTTCTACGTTTTCTTTTATAGCGTTTATCCATGACATATCATCAGCGCTTGGTTCTGGCTTGTTGAACTCTTCATTCATCATTTGAACGTACTTATGATCGTCATACAAACCCATGAATACATCAGCGTTAAACCCAAGTTTACTAAGTGCCTTTGTTAATGCGTCAGTCTCTACTTTTTTAGCAAAATCTGCATCAGGCTTTAATCTTGCGTTATCTCTATAAGCGCTTATTGAAGACGATATTGGGAACTCACCTTCAGGAAAATAAAATACACCATTAAAAACGATAATCCCAGTAAGCTCTAGCATTGTATAGTCAAACGCTATCGCCTTAAATCCCCACGACTTACCGTATATACCAAATTGTTCGGTGGCATTCTTAACCTGCCTTTGTGGAGCTATAGCAGTTATGTTATTACCGCGAACGTTAGCTTTCTTAGTATGATTAGGGTTTGTTTTTTCTACAGCGCTCCATAATTTTAAGTTGCCCATTAAAATTCCCTCTCTTTTTTATCAATTGACATTAGAAATAACATAGCTTGTTGCTTTGGTGATGTTAAGGCGTCACCGTTAAAGTAATGCTTAACGCCTTTAATTATGACTGTGACTGTATGCTCATTCATTAGCCTTTACCTTGTGATAACTTGCCTGTGTAAACATTAGGAAAATACTTAACCATGTAATCAGCACCTTTACTTAAGAACTTGTGACACTTTTCTATAGCTGCGTGTGCTCTTGATATCTCAAAGCAAAAAAGCTCAAGGTTGATATTTGACTCAATACCATAAAATCGTAACTCTGATATTTTAATATGTACCGAACCTAAATACTCCCAGCAATAATTGATGTATTCAATGTAATCATCATCATTAGTGCAAATGTGCTGAGGATAACCAATATCATAAAAATTTATTGAGCCGTTTTTATGTGAGTAAATTGCTTGCTGAATATTCATTCTTCAACTCCTATAACTGCATTCTCGAAATGATTTCTTGTATCTGTCAACGCTGACTGTATCAATTCATTAATAGCCGCTACCTGGGCTATATTCATTGATGCGACTTCTTCGTGTAACCAGATAGTGTCTTGGATTCTTTTTTCTATATGCTCTAATACTGGATCTATTAACATTTAATTTGCTCCGCTCGTTTCAATGAGTTAACTTTACGCTGATTTAGAATGATTGCAAGTGTTTTATCACATTAATATTAATATTTGCAAAATCCGTACACCTATAGTAAAGTTAACGCATCCAAACAATTAAGGTATTAAAATGACTGAATGTAAAGAATTAAGAGCTATAGTAAGAGATGCAGCAGAAGACATGGGAATCATGGGCGTAATGGCGCTTGATAAGCTTTGTACTGAATTAACTTACGAAAGAGTATCAAGAGTATGGCACGGAAACACATCAGCTAAATTTTGCGATGTAGAGTACGTGCTTAATATTTTGAATGTAAAAGTAAGATGGAGTAAATAATGGGATTTTTAAAAGTTACAGGATTGTTTGATAAAAATTTAATGCCAGAAAAAGAAGATCATTGCGTTTATTCATTATTAGATTGCGATAAGAATATAATTTACGTTGGGCAATCATCCAATATAAAAGCGAGAATATTTAGCCATCTATCCTCCGATAAAGATTTTGATTATGTAGAGTGGGCTTTGTGCGAAAAAGATGATATGAACAACCTTGAGGCGCTAGGGATTGTAAAAGCAAATGGCTCTATGAATAAGGTTCTACCAAAAAACGACCTTTACATGTCCGTAGGAAGGACTCAAAAAGAGATAGCAAAGAAAGTTGCCGACTGTTTATCTAGTTTTATTGTATTTAGCTCGCACAGTAACTCTAGCTATATAACAAGGGAGAACTACAATGCCACCATTAATTTAACAGATGAGATCTTAATCAAATTAAAAGCGGAGTGCAAATAATATGAATACTAAATTTACTAAAGGTAAGTGGAAAGCGGATTTAAAGTCATTAGCATCTATTAATTGTGGTGAAAAACACATAGCCATGGTTAATTATTTTAATACTCACAATAAAGATAATTGTGTTAACGAGGCTGAATGTGTAGCCAACGCACATTTAATGGCTACCGCCCCTAATATGTATGCAGAAATACAATCTGATATTGAAGAGCTAGAAGATAAACTATTTGACGTAAGCAAGGTTTCTGGCGATTACGACTTTATAGTAGGTAGAATTAAGCATAAAGAATCTTTACTAGCTAAAGCGCGAGGTGAACTATAATGGACGGCATCAATAAGAACCTAAACAAATCAATCAACCGCGAATGCTTAATTAAAGCAGCTATCACCAAGGCTAGAAAAGACCAGGAAGATAAGCGCCCTATTACTCGTCGTCGTATAGAAGATGTATTAGCAACTAAAAAGCTTGAGGCTGACCTTGGATTATCTTGCTGAGTTAATTACTGAGTTTATATGTGAATTATTAAGCCGCTGAGATGCGGCTTTTTGTTGCGTCAAATTTAAGATAAAAAAATGCCCTAATTAAAGGGCAAAAGGAGAATAATACTGTCGGGTATTCCGTCCTGTGTTTATTGTATCACTCTTCATCTTCCTTTAAAACATCAGGGTTATTTATGCCGAGCCACATTATACAGAAGCGATCCATATCTTCTTTATTTGTTAATAGTGCGTCATCAATACCATCATCAGCTTTAGTACCAAGGTACACGTTACCATTATCAACCATTGCCGCTACGTTATTTACATAAACCCCGTGAATTGTCTTACAGTTATCTTTTGTTAAATAACCGCTACCGTCTTCTTCTTGTAAAAAATCTATAACTTTACCCATGTTACTCTCCTTTATTCGCTGTCATATCATCAATACACTTCATAAACTCAATGTAAGTGACTTCTGCCCCGTCTTGAATTATTGCCATTAGACCTTTAGGCCATCTTGCCTGGTGTTTGTTTACTGCGTTTACTGTGTTATCCATTGTTACTATCTCCGTTGTTAATTAATTCTATTTGAATTTGTAGTTGAGCCAACAAATCTCTAACACCCATTTTATAAAATTCTGCTTTTTGCTTTGCTACATTTGGAACCACCACGCAACCTGAAGCTGCGTTAATTAATTCGATAACATCAGATTTATTTATGCCTTTGCTACTCATCTTTCATCTTCCTTATTGTTAGGTTTGTTATATTGTTCAACTTCGTCATTTTTAACACTTGCCGATTCTTTCCAAACGCTTTTATGAAAATATAAAGCATACCCGTTAGGACCTCTTGTGTAGGTTGATTTATCGCTCATCTTTCATCTTCCTTCTTTATAGTGTGGGTTTAGGATTAAAAACATTATTCATTGCATTACAAACCGACACCAAGTCAGCAAATACCACACTAACAAAGTTAAATTCCTGAAACGAATTAACTCTATCTATAACACGCCAGTCTTTGCCGCCTTCTATATAAAATCTTTTATTGTTTAATATGGAGTAATTTTCCATAAAGCAATCATCGGTGCCGTATACAAGGTCTTTTATTGATACTTCCATACTCTTCCCCTTCCTTCTTTATAGTGTGGGTTAATCAAACACCCTGTATTTCGTTTTTAGCCTTATAGCAAGCAGGAAAATTACCTTTCATACCTTCCCTTCTACAGCTAAATACCATCGTGTGATTTACATAAACAACCGCTGACCTATCTGATTGTTCATCGTGGTAATGCCGGCCGTTAGCCTGAGTGTTACTAACATACACCCATGACTTTAATATTTGTTTGGTCGTTAAAGCTTCCATACTCTTCCCCTTTGTGTTGATGTGATGTTAGATGGTTGCAAGTTTAAGTTTTCGCCATTCATTTATATGCTTTACTGATTCTTCTTTATATAATTCAAATAGAAATTCAGTCTCTTCGTGCATATTATGTAGTAACTCAAGTGAGTCCTCGCCAAAACAATATTCCGTGTCGTTTTCTTCTAATGCATCCATATTTTTAAATACAGCTTCTTTTAACTTATTCATTCTCTCTTTCCTTATTGGTTTATTTATTTATAGCAACCATTCGACTACTACGAACAGTTGCTATTTGTTGGCTAACTATTATTGATTGGAATCGTCATCGATCAACTGAGATCGGATATTAAAATCAGGAATAATAGCGTCAGGCTTAAATGTTACTCGATATTGATAAACACTTACGTCATGCGCTGATAATTGCTCAGAGAAGTAAGTTACGTTGTCAGAAAGTCCAAGCATGTGTTTAACATATTTGCCTTTGTCATTTTTACATGTGAACGAAACGCTTCTGCCGTTATTACTTACCGAGCATAACCCTTGAACCGACAGTATGTAATCACCTGTAATGCCATTATAAAAAACAACTCTTCTTACTATTTCAAAATTATCTGCCGCCTTAGATAGGTTTCTAGAGGCTATATCAGCATCGTCATTACAGGCAGTTAGCCCAGCTAGTAATGCAATTGCTATTAATGTTTTCTTAATCATTTTCATGGTAATTCCTTATTCGTTCGATGTATTTATTAACTGAGATAAATAATAGCAATAAAATTTATTATTGTAAAGGTTAAAATAAACGTTGACGTAAATTACTTTTTAAATAATAATAGACGCACTTAAACAATAAAAGGCTTTAAAAATGAAAACTAGATTAGTTAATTACAAGTTGCCAGTTGAACTGATTGCAGAAATAAAAGAAATGAGTGAGGGCAATAATACAGCACTTGTTGTTGACCTGCTAAAGCAAGCTATAGCCATGAGAAATGTCGAGTCTGCACTGAGAGAGGGTATGTATATGTCAGCAAAGGAACACGCATCAACCACAAGATTGCTAGATAGCCATATAGACATAAGAAACCTAATAGACGGATTGCACATATAAAAAATGCGCCACCACCAAGTAAGCGCATTATTCATTAACATCGAGGTAATTATAACATGAGTATAGGATGGGTAAAGCTCCATAGAAAAATACTTGATAACCCTATATTTAAGAATGATAAGTTATTCAGGGTTTTTATTTACCTTCTTTTAAAGGCTAGCCATACAAATCACGATCAGTTGATTGGTGACTCAATAGTGTCTTTAAAAAAAGGGCAGTGGGCAACAGGAAGAAAGGCTATTTCTAGAGATACTGGGCTTACAGAACAGAACGTTAGGACTGCTATTAGCAAGCTAGAAAAGCTTGGTATTTTAACCATCAAAGTAACAGTTAAATATTCAATCTTTTCAATAAGTAACTGGGATAGCTACCAGCAAGATAACCAGCAAGTAACCAGCAAACAACCAGCAAGTAACCAACAAGTAACCACAATCAATAATGGTAAGAATGAAAAGAATGGTAATAATATTCTTCATCAGCAAATAGCTGACAAGTGGAATGAAATGTTTGATGGGGAATTATCAACCGTTAGCAAGCTTACTCAAAAAAGAATATCTGCTATTAACGGATGCATTAAAGAAATGAAAGGAACTGCACACGACTTCTCAGAGTTAGAGACTTGGGCTAAACTTTTTCAATACGCTTCAACAATAGATTTCTTTATGGGGCGAACTAAGGAGAATTGGTATATGAATTTTGATTTTATAACAACTAAAAGCAAATTAATAAGATTAGTCGAGGGGCAGTATGATAACTAACGAACCAATTTATAACCTGGAAGTCGAGCAACAGATTTTAGGTTTGTTAATTAAAGATCCAACTCATAGCAATAGCCGTGAAACTTTAGACAGCTTAGATGCTAATGACTTTTGGACTCGCTCACATAGAGGAATATTTAAAACTATAAAATCTATGTCCGAGAATAAAAAAGAAATATCGCTTTCATTGGTTGAGGATGCGATGGAAACAATTGGCTTTGATTATGGTGGGTTTCTTTATCTTGCTGAGTTGATGCGCGGTGCGATTGGTATAGCTAACATGGGAGCCTACGCAACATTAATTAAGAAGTGCGCTCGTTCAAGGGATTTAGTAACCGTACTTCAAAACGCTAACGGTATGATTTCTCAAAAAACAGAAGTTACAGAAGTTATTGAGCATCTTGATACTGAGCTTAAAAACATCTCTCTACACTCAAGCGGTAAAGATTTGCGCCACATAAGAGACATAGAGGGCGATTTCTTGGACGAACTCGAAGCAAGGGTGGCAAGGGGTGGTGCAATCGCTGGTTTATCAACAGGGATTGATGAGCTTGACCAGAAGGTTAACGGTATTGGAGATGAATGTTTAGTTGTAATTGCTGGTTCGCCTTCAATGGGTAAGACTTTATTTTGTCAAACTATCGCCACATCTGTAGCAATAGACCAGCGAAAGAACGTGATGTTTTTCAGTATGGAAATGTCAGAAAGCCAAGTATTTGAAAGGTTTGTGTCTGGCGTTGGCAATATTAGACCTGATAAATTAAAGAGCGCACGGTTAGATAACGAGGAATACGGACGCATTGACGGTGCAGTTAGGCAGCTTAGAGCAAGTGGTTTATATATTACTGACGAGCCAAAGCAATCAGTAGGACAGATTCGCGCAAAGGTAAGAAGGCATAAAATAAAACACCCTGACTTGTCAGCTATTTTTATTGATTACTTGGGTTTGATGAAGCTAGGTAAGGCAGACAGGCATGACATAGCAATAGGCAATATTACGCGAGACTTAAAAGAGTTAGCAAAAGAAATGAAAGTGCCAGTGTTTTTATGTGTGCAATCAAAGCGACCACAAAGCGTTAAAGATAAACCTAATATGTCTAGCCTTAAAGATTCTAGTTGTATTGAAGCCGATGCAGATTTAATTATGTTTGTTCATCGCCAGGAGATAGTCGAGCCAGAAACAACTTTAAAGGGTATTACAGAATTGATTATTGCTAAAGACAGACATAACGATGGTAACGGAACTATATATTTAGAGAAACTAAACGGTACATTCAAAGCTTTATCTGCTGAAGATGCAGGAAGAATACAGAATGACGAACAAGCAAAGACAGCGCCAGTAAAGCGCGGATTTAATTAAAGTAAAGTTAAAGCATAAGGTGAATTAAAATGAATACAGAAAATAAAAGTTTTACACCAGTAAATATAAAAGACTTATGGCAAACGCCTAAAGAGTTATTTAACACGATAAACAAAGAGTTTAATTTTGTTTGTGATGTTGCTGCTAGCTATAAAAATACATTTTGCAAAGCTTATCTTGATGAGGATCAAAACTCTTTATTGTGTAGCTGGGGATCTGCTAATTGGTGCAACCCTCCTTATTCAAATATAACTCCTTGGGTAAACAAAGCTATTGAACAACATGCGTTAGGTAAAACTATTGCAATGTTAGTGCCGGCAGATACATCGGTTAAGTGGTTTAAGCTTGCTTACGAGTCATGTAATGAGGTTAGGTTTATAAGTGGGCGTATATCATTCATTAATGCCGACACTCAAAAGCCAGTTAACGGTAATAATAAAGGATCAGTGTTATTCATCTGGAGAGGTAACGCTCCAAAGAATAGCCACACGGTCACACTAACTGATAGAGATGATTTAATATGATGAATACAGATAGCGCCAAACAGATTAAATACGACACGTTAAGTATTCTACTATGCAATCGGGTGCATAGTGGATTAAGCCTTAAGCATCGAGCCGTTAAGCTTTCTAATACGTGCAAGAAGATACAAGCAAAGACTAAGGATAAAGTTTTATACGGTGCATGCGGTAGAATTATTAAATCGGTTAGTGGTCATAATTATTTGGCTACTATCAAAGAAGTTAGCGCGAAAGAGAGTAACTATTTCAAAGTGTATAAGCGCTAGCGATTAACTAGCGCTGATATAGGTTACTTGCTTTGTTTGGTGTTAGCGTAGTTTACGCCAAAGCTAGCACTAACAATTACACCAAACAAAGTTGTTATAGGAAAAAACAATTCTGCTACCTTGGTTGTGGCTGCCGTTATCTGAGCAGCATTACCCAATCCGAAGCTTTCACAAATAAGCAACGTAAGAGCTGTTATGATGTACAAAGTGTAAAGGGCGGTAACTCTATTGGATAAGTCTCTACGCATCTTACCGTTAGGGTCAAGCGTCTTAACCATTAATACTTTAGCCTCTGCGCTTTCTAAGTCAGTTTCAATCCATTCGCTCGCTATGTTTTCAATTGATTTAATTGCGCCACCTGTAAATATTGATTTTACGCCTGACCATATACTCATTTTATTACTCCTGTTAAATTCTGATTATATCACGAAATTAAATTACGGTTTATGCTTGACTTGTTACTGAGTTGAGTTACACTTAATTCATCAGCAACAACTAACCAATAGAGAGATAGAAAAATGACTATAGAATATAAATACTTTCAAATAACAGAAAAAGAAACGCTTGATCATATTGAGCACTGTTTACTGTCAATAGGTGTTAGAAATAAAGCCATACAGGAACTAGCTAAAGAGCTAGGAGCTAGAGAGTGCTTCCAATGGAATAGAGGTGGTATAGCTTCTTTTAGCTTTAACGCAAGACCTGATAAAGCCATATGGAAAAAAGTAAAGCATGGTTATATGCCAAAGGTTAAAACTGAAGAGTACAAGTTAATTAATAATTTACCAGAATCAATTAACTATAGAGATATAATCAAAAAGTATTCTTTTGGTGGTGAAATGATAATAGGCGAACCAACTAGACCTAATGGCGGATTCCCTATGATATCTTCTGGGATACAAGGAAGTAGAAAAAATAACTTTTATGTTATTAAGGTTCCATACCAAGGCGAGTTTGAACGCGAAGTTGATAAAAGCTTGATTGAGATTAAAGAATGGGAGATGTTAAAAGGTATTGATGAAGGAGATAGTAAGTAATGAGTGAATTAATACTTAAGGGCGTGGCAATTCCTATACTAGAAAAGCTTGAGGCACTTGATATGCAAGTGCATGAAATGCCAGTTGACACAAAAGAATGCTACGAGGTGTATCACATGGCTAACAAGGACGGCTTTAGGTACTTTAATGACTTTAGGTCATCGCATTTTGTTATGGATCAGAATGGTAATATTGCTTGTATAGGCAATCTTTTAGGGATAAATGCACAGCTCAACACGATTGTAAATAAACTTGATAAACAGGCATAACAAAGCATAAGGAATAGCAATGGCATCAACTGAAAAACAATGCGCTTGCGGATGTGGTAAGAAATTTTACGGAACCAAACGAGCGATGTATTTTAATGCGGCGTGCAAGATGCGCCACCGTAGATTGAAGGAGAAGCTCAATGAACAATCGTGAAGAGAGTAACAAGTTAAGGTTTGTAGCTGTGGTAGGTGGTTTATTGCTTTGTGCTGTGTGTGCTACTGGTAAATGGTTAGCGCGTAACGGGTTTTTTAATTAAGGAGTTTATTGTGGAGATAATTGGATTTGTTTTTATGACACTAACGCTTATTGGCTTTACTTGCGGATGGTGCTTTTTATTAATTGCTGATGGAGCACTTGGCGGAAAAAGGGAAATACCTATACCTATCATGGTAGCTATTTTAGCTTTAATTATATACGGGTGGTCATCATTAATTGACGCTTCACCTTTTATAATATCGCTAGCATAACAAATAACGCGTAATCATACGCAGGAGAATGAAGATGGAATATAAAGAAAGAAAAGAACTTAGATATATATTTAGCCTTGCTGAAAATGGTGGAAATATAATGAATGAGCCACTAGATCTTGAAATTAAAGATACCGAGTCTGAGTTGTACGCTATAAATTGTCATTGGAAAAACATACCACAAGATGATGTATTTTTATTCTCAATAAATGAGAGGGATGACAGAAAAGGGTTTTGCGTGGATTTACGCAACCTAAAAATATCTAAAAACACAGCGACAGTTATTGAAGATTGCCCTAAGTGGCTAAAGTGGTGTTTAAGCAAAATCCTAACAGTTTGGTAATAACGCGTAATCATACGCAGGAGAATGAATGTGAATAGAGAAATAAAAACAGACCTTGATAATATATTGTCGCATATTAATTGTGCAGTTGATTATGGTTATTATGATGATGTGCTAATGACTGATTTTGCAACTATGACGGGTTTTGTCACTGATGATGAAATTAATTGGTATGTAGAGTCGAATAAATCAGTTGAATATTCACAGGAAGATTACGACCAGTGGCGAGAAACAATAACTGAATGGCGTAACAAATTCACAAGAAAATAAAGGATAATTAAAATGAAATGGTTTAGTGAGGCATACCAACAGGCAGTATTATTTGTATTTATTTACGCGATGATAGCACTAGGTATGGCTTACTCTGCTAGTGTAGTTATTGATATGTACAAATGAAAACTATTATATTAAATTTGGAGAAATTAAAAATGTGTCATAAGTTTAGTAAGAGCAGCACAAATAATATGTCAGGAGTTCATCAGGACTTAATTACAGTGTTTAACGAGGCGATTAAATATAGTCATGTGGATTTTGGTGTCCCGTCAAGTGGTGGTCTTCGCACAGCAGGAGAGCAGAATTTATTATTCCAAAGTAATAAGTCTAAGTGTGATGGGTTTGATAAGAAAAGCCTTCATCAGTCTGGTGATGCTTTGGATTTTTACGCTTATGTTAATGGTCATGCTTCATGGGATAAAGTTCATTTGTCGTTAGTTGCTGGTGTTATATTAGCTACTGCAAAACGATTAAAAAAAGAAGGCAAGATAAACTCCACTTTACGCTGGGGTGGTGAATTCTCAAGCAATAGTTATCATGGTTGGGATATGCCTCATTTTGAAATTGACTAAATATAAAAGCAAGGGCTGTTAACCCTTGCTTGGTTTTACAGTAAAGCCGATAACATAAACATATTTAACTGGTCTGGCCTTATTCCGTAAGCGTCCCCAGCCTTTTTAACTAGTTTTTGCCCTGAAACTTTAGGGCTACCAATTTCATCAAGTACGGGCGAACCATCTTCATTAAGTTCTATTATATCCTCAAATTGATCATCCCATTCGTTATAACAAAGAACAGCATAATCAAAACCATCTAAACCATGTGATTCAAATATAGCTTTGACCGTTTGAGCGCCTACACCGATATGATAACGAGCTTTATCACCTTTAATCTCTACAGATGATAGCCATTTGTATTTTTTAATATTTGCTTGTATCTCTCTTGCAACAAGTTTTTCAATATCGCTTATATCTTCAAGTGGTGTTTTCTGTCTTTCGTCTGATGTGTTAATAGTTCCCGTAACGGCGAAAACTTCAGACCATCTGGCCAGCGCTGTTCCGTTACTGTATAGACCATCGTAAGCATCAAAATTTGAAAAATTACCCTTTATTGCTAGCGTTGGATTACCCACACCTAAGTTATATTGTAAATATTCCGCAGCCTGGTTGTTACTATATAGTCTAAAAATGCCGCTCGTGTTGATGCGGTAATCACGCCCTGTTGTTGACACATGTTCAAGCGTTGTTCTGCTCGAAGTTGTGCCAATATTTGTTAATTCTTGCGACCACTCGTTAACCCCTTCAGCAGTCAATCCCCAAGCATTGCCTTTGTTACTCGCGTTTAAAGCATATTTATTAATTGATCCTATTGATACGTTTTTAGCGTTTGTTGCGCCTGATGTGTCAATAGGGGATGTTTGCCCTGCCGCCGCCGTCAAGTCTTCTATGACAGTATTGCCGTTCACGCCTTTTATCATTATGTGAAACGGTGTTGAATTCGTGGTTGCTGCATAAGTCATCCCCTGAATTCTACAATTTCCCGCGCATCCATCATAAACTATAGAAGCCTCAGAAACTAAGCTCGATGAATCGCCAGAGAATATTTTTGCTGCATAACAATTAATTAATTTAACATCTGCAATGGTATTTGTTTCATAATAAACATCGCCCAGTATAGTTAGGCTTTCAACTGAATCAGCAAAAATGCCAATTGGAGATCCTTGATAAGCTCCACCGACAATCGTAACATCGCGAGTATCACCGTTAATGAAGCTCAAACCTCTAGCGGTATTATCATGAACAAGGTTATTGATTAGTGTTAAAGCATGGCATTTACTTTGTATTTCTATGCCTGTGGCATTATTTCTGATTTCATTAAAGCTAATATCTGAACTATAAGCGCCAGATAGTTGTATTCCTTTGTTAAACTGCTCAATTCGATTATTTCTAATATAAACGCGACGAATATTAGTTCCGACATTAATTGCAACGCCTGACCCGTTTTGAGTAGTGTCTAGCTGAAACCCTTCTATTTCAATTCTGTCACGACTAGCACCAACAGCATCAGTAATAATTAATAATGAACCTGTTGTTGTGCCTCGTAATAATGCGCCGTTAGTCTTAAATTTAGCTCTGTCATTTAAAGTGATGCTTGAAGCTCTATATGCTCCGCTAGTTTTTGGAAAATAAACATTATCATTAACTGCATGGGCTGCATTTATTGCCCCTGTATCATCAGCAGCGTCATTACCTAGCGCCCCGTACTGTTTAACATCTGATTGACCCTCTACTACATCTTGAAGTATTGCAACTTTACCATCCAAAAGCGCAAGACTGCCGTAAGGGTTTGAAACTGTAGGTATTTGATTCACTATAAAGTCACCACCCCCGCCAAGCTGAAACGAAACTCTGTTTTTTACATGTAGTCTTTTTCCTACGGGAAAAACAATCGTGCTATCTGTCATTAATTCAACAGTATCAAACTCATAAGCTTGTGATAATTCTCCACCTGAGCCGCTGGCGTTAATATTATCAGCTACTCTAACAGCATTGGCTGTAGTGTTAGAGTCTGCCTCTGCTTCTGTTGGAAATAAGTATAAATCATAAGCACCGCTTAAATATGGAATAACTAAAGCACCGCCGGCAGACTTTAAAAATCCATCAGCGTTTAACTGTAGCTTAGCCACTGTTACCGATGCGGCAGAATCTAAAGCCATGACTTTTGGTGTCGTGGTTCCTGGGCCGTAAGCCTTTAACCAGTAGTCATTGTAATCTCTGTAATTTGGCGCTATAAAAGCGATTGGAAAGTATGCCATTATTTATTGTCCTGTTGTTGTGTTGGTGCAACTAAAAGCCCAGCAGATGCGCCCTGCTTTGCTCGTCTTTTTATTTCTTCAGCGAAAAACTTTGCGTCAGCTATTAGTTTTGCTGTGCCTTCCGCTGATTTTGGCAGTGCCTTTATGTCTGATAAGTTTAAGTCATTACTTAATAGTAACCCTGTCAAGTCATCAACATTTCTTTGTGTTATTGGTGTGTGCTTTAAGTAAGCCCTAGTTACAGCTTTGGCGTTCTTACCAGCCCTGACCAAATCGTCAGCAAACTTTAATTTGTTTAACGTTAGCTTTTCCACTACGTCAGCAGCTAGCTTTCCGATTATTGGTGGAGTTATAACACCAATAGCAGTTCCCATCGGGCCACCAAATACAGAACCAAGTATACCACCAACACCGATACTTGATGATGCTCCTAAATGGTTTGTTGCTGCGCCATTACCAAAACCAAGCCTACTTAGCTTTTTTGCTGTATTAGATTTTAAATCACCTTCAACTAAATCTCTTAGTGCTGCGCGTTCGTCAACAGTGAACCCTTTAATTCTTTTTTTATTTTTTAATAGTTGCCTTGCGCCAATGCGAAGCCCGTTCTCGAATCCACTAGCTTGTAATGATGCGTTTTCAATTAAATCTTGCATCTCTTGTGATTTAAATCCCTTTTGAGCGAGTGACCTTGCGTTTTTGAATTTGCCGCCAATCTCTACCGATAGATTATCAAGACCATCATCTATTTCTCCGATGATTATATTGCCTAGTCTTGCGTCTGATTTGTCTATGTCATTAGCCGCTGCTCTAGCTGCCTTTCTGATAGTGTCCATCTCAGATAATGTTTTCGGCGTGCCTTTTTGATCAATGATTCTTTGTAGTGCCGCAAATGATTTAGGAGTAACAGTTTGGTCTATAGCTTCTTTATTTAATTTTTTAGTTAAATTATCAGCGAATTTATCAAATGTTTCTGCTTTTATTTTTACACCTAGGTTATCTAATTCTTTGTACGCTGCATTTTTTGCAACCTTAATATCGTTAAATGCTGGGGATGCCTGTTGTATTGCCTCACCTACATTGCTAGATAGTCTTTCACCTTTTAACTTTGAACCCTTTAACCCTTTAACGCCAAATAATTCAAGAGCCGCAGTTGGTAAAGAATGAGCTATTGCCGCCAATTCAGGTGAGCCAGTAGCCTCTAACACAGAGTTACCAAGAAATGACTCAGTAGCACTTAAGGCGTCACCAACTGGTTTTAGTGTTTCACCCACTGCCTTTAGTTGTGCTTTACCTGCTTCACTTCTTGGCTCAAATGTAATAGCATCTTTAACCATTTTTACAGTATCAACACCTGAGTCAAGACCACCAAATGCTGTAGATATTAAACCAGAAAGGCCAGAGATTGGCTCTGCTATGGCGCTACTAACAACAGTTCCCAACACTTCAGCGCCCCCAAGTATGTCTTCTCCTATAGTTGTTTTTTTAGCTTCTGTCTTTGCTGTTGATATATCAAACCCTGAGCCTGTCGAATTAGTCACAGGAGCAATTGCGACAGGGCCGCTGTTGGTAGCGAACCCAGCACCTTGCCCGAAGTTTGGTGAATTAATATCAAGCCTTGACGGGTCGAAATTTTGATTTTCTGGTTTAGCTGTTGTTATATCAAAAGCCATTATAATTCCTCAAAAGTTCCATCAGGGTAAACAGTGGCTCGATTGCCTTGTGCGTCAGTCATTATTACACCGCCTGTGCGCTGCGCTGCTTGAGGTGCTGGTGATGGAGGCGCTAACTGATCGGCTTCTTGTTGATCGGCTAACTTATCTATAGCCTGCTTATTTTTCCAATCTGTTATTGTTTTCGTCCCGTCACCTAGAAACGTTGACACTTCATCAAGTCCAGCTAATATTTTTTGTTGTGCGTTTTTCTTAGCTGATAGCCATTTTTTTAAGTCAGCAGGGTTCATGTTGTCAGGTATAGCCGCTTGTAATGCGAACGCTAGTTCACTTTCAGATAGTGCGCCGAAGGTTGTGTTGCCAACAACATCAAGACCAAGGCGCTTTATAGTATTGTCCAGTGCTTTGCCTGCTGTCTTTATGCTAGGAAATAGCCTTGTTATTGTCCCTGTTTCTGCCCCATTATCTAATGCCGTCATAGCATCGTCATAATTGCCAATAGCAGTGCGAACAATCGGCATTTTTTCAAAGGCCTTTTCTGCTTGTTTTACACCAGCTTTTATTGCAGCCGACTTGCCCTCGCCAGATGTTTTTATATCCTGTATATCACCAGCGACATCAACTTTTGATTGGTCTCTTTCTGTGGCTGTTTCTCCTGCACTAGTAACTAAACTAACCTGTCCTGATGGCTGTGAACCACTACCATCAACAGCAGACAATACACTTTGGACTTCGCCTGTATTAGGGTTTCTTTTTGTTGTTCCAAAGAATAAATTACCCGTAGAATCTTTAAATGTTTTCTGTCCACCAAACTGAGTACTGGCTTCTTGACGTCCTGAAGATTGATTGTAAAGCTTAACGCTATCACTTAAAGCGCTTACTACACCTTGAATATTTCCCTGCTCTAACATGGTAATAGCTTCATCTGTTTCAGCAGTTGGTAAGCCTTGCTGTACCATCTGCTCTCGACGCTTAACTAATGCACCTTGAAGTTGAGTGGGGTCGCCTGTATTGACCGCATTGTTAATTATTGATTGGTTGCCTATTGCAAAGTCATTAAAGCTTTTAAGCTTGCGTTGATTGGCTATGTCGTTAGCTTGCGCGTTTCCTGCATCAATAGCTTGCTGATTCAATTCCGTTGTTTGCTCTGCCTGCTGGACTCTTAACGGCTGCATTTCAGCTATTCGTTTTTGCTCTTCGTTATTTTGCATGTTGCGGTTAAATGTACCTATAACACTGCCAGCGTCAGGTACGCGAATACCCATAGTAATTCTAGGATCAATCGCCATTAGTGTTTAACTCCTATTTTAGCGTAATCTACCTGCATATAGCCGTTTTTAATGGTTATTGCTTCAGGTCGTGTTTTATTTACTTCGTCAGCCATTACGCCTTTACTTGAGCCGTAAAGATTTAGTTTGTTAGCTTCTTCGTTCCAATCCCATAAGTAAATATTAAAGCCATTATCAACACCTGCTTGCTTAATGTTTTCTTTTAATCTAGGGTCTGAAAATAAAGACGTAGCAAAGCTTTGCACAGCAGGGTTTGAAGCTATGCCACCAGCCAAATTTAGCATGTTATTTGCCGCCGCGCCTCTTGCGTTTGCTTGGCCTGATAGGTTGCCAGCAATTGAATTGCCTATATTGTTTTGTGCTTCACCCAATTGTGATCCAAAACCTAGTGCAGCATTAGACTGTGCTTGTCCTGTGTTAAAGCCACGGCTTAATAGGTCTTGAATAGATTGCTTTTGCTGCCCTATTAATGGAGCAGCAGTTAAAAGGGCGTTGTTATTTAACTGTTGCAGTGTGTCGCCAGCGGAGAGTCTTCCTCTTGACGCTGCCATTTGATTAGTTTGAGTGTTGGCGTTATCTAGCCCCATTTGAAATAATGGGTTATTTTGCAGAAAATCAAATTGTGCGTTAGGGTCAGTTAAAAAATTAGCTTGGTCTAAGCCTTGCTGTCCTAGCTGTTGAAATGGCTGTAAAAAGCCTAAGCCTTGCTCTTTGCTTGCTCTTAATTCTTCGAGAGCCATTCTTGACTGCTCGACTTGGGCATCGCCGCCTTTTTGCGCTGCGTCTGCTGCCGTCTTACCTGTTAAATCTCTGACAAATCCCATGATAGAACCTTTGTATTGTATGTTATCCCATGCTTTGTATAATCATTTAACTTTGTATCGATTACTTTAAAGCCGTTAATTTTTGCAAACTCAAGAACGTTATTATAAAGTTCTGGAATTTCTGCATACAATGGCCGAGTTCCGTTAAACATCAAGGATTGTTCGCCAAATTGTTTTGCGTATTCTTTTCTAAACTCTGGTAGTACTTGCACATGACACTTACTACCATCTAAGTATTCATGATAAACCATTAACGCTATTATATTGTCACCAACGTAACCACCTATATACCTATAGCCCTCTAATGGTGGCTCAAACTCGCTTGAGTTCATGCAGTTATCGTCTGTTATTGTATCATATATAGCAGGATCGCATAATATGGCTTTAATCTCGTCTATGTCTGTTGTTTGTTTGAGTATCAAATCTCCCTCCCTGTGACAGTAAAGTATATAGACGCAAGCGCTGAACACTCTAGGCGCAAAGTTCCACCAGGAGGTATTATTTGATTAACAATACCTATACCTAAATCATTTTCGCCCCAAACAACCACTTTAAAAGGAACCTGTGGCTGCTGAGTGCCTGCGCTAGCTATTATATAGGCTTTGTAGCTTGCGTTAACTGCTGAGTTATTGGTTGCGGTAAATGACTCTACTACCACGCCGTTAACTCCTGCTGTAAAAAATGTTTCAACGGTGTCTGCTGATGAATTTACAGCGTTAGCTACTATCTGTTTAGTTGCCATTAGTTAACCCGCCCAATTGCTGTTGACACAAGTATATCAGTTGCATTCGTATTATTTTCAACAAACACTTCAACATAGTCATTAGTACTAAAAGTGTGCTGCCACGGCAATGTGATTGACGTAGGGCCACCGGCCGAACCAGTACCTTGACGTCTTGATGCTGCCACTATACTTCCGTTTATAGCAATATAAGCCGACATAGCAATACCTGTACTTAATGTTGGGGCTAAACTAGCTGAAAAAGTAACCGGCAAGCGTGCATCTTTGCCACCAATGTATGTTAATCTGCCGCCTGTAGAACCAGTGAATTGACCAAGTGGCCCAACAACCCAAACACCAGCAGTTAACACGGGTATATTTGCGCCTGCAATTGTTGTTGCTACGGTATTACCTTGTAATGATAATAATCCATCTGGTCGTGTATCTCTTATTTTGTTGTTATTAATAAAGTTAAAAAACGCATCATCTGGTGTTATTTGCTGCAATGGAGTGCCAGCGCCTTTTAAATTTGTGTTTGTTATGACAGCAAAACCACCGGCATTTATATTAGCGGAAGATGAAGCCCCTGATATAAAAAAAGACCCCGATACATAATCTAAACTAGTCTCACTTATGCTAATTGAATCAAATGTTGCTGAGCCTAAATTAATAAATGAACCTGAAGCGATAGCACTTAAAGTCGGCTCGAATAAAAGCGCTCGCCAGTTGCCAGTGAAAGCCATACCTGTTGACGTTGTAGAGCCTGAGAAGTTAGTAAATCTTACACTTGAGCCAGAGCCGCCTAGTGTACCAATAGAGCTACCGGCATATGCGACATCACTAACGCGCAGTACGTGAGTACCAGAGTCAGAAAAAGAAAACAAAGGGGCGTTTAAATGCGTTACCGCTAAGTCTTTGACGCTGCCGTTAACATTTGTCATTGTAAATAATGGCAATGTACCAACGTAACTTAGGGATACAACTAAGGAGTCAATACCTGAATATACGGTATTTGCACCAAGAACAAGTCGCGTTGTTGATAGGTTAAGATCATCAGCTTGCACGTAAAGTGTATCAGCAGCCAATGTTATAACGCCAGCAACAGCAGTTGGTAAATCAGTAAGCGTATTAACCACAACCCTTTTTGTTAGTGTTGATACAGAGAATAGCTCTAGCGTCATAGCATTTAGCTTTGCTGTGTAGTCAAATGGAGTGTCTCCTAATTTGTCATTAGGTGCTGATGAGTTAGGGTTTAAAACTTGTCTGGCCATTATGCTAGTACCTTATCCATTGTGAATTCTGTTGAGTCCATCGTAAAGCCTGTCGTGTCCATAGTGAACTCAGGCAAACCGTTTATTTGCTTTTGTAACCATTGATCTTGTGAGCTATTACCATTGCTACTAAAGTTAGCTAAGTCTGCTATTGGATCGCTATTACCACCAAGCTTATTATATAGCTGTAAAAGGATAGTGTTGTATTGTTCAAAGAACGCTCTTTTTTCCCTGTCCTGAATAAAGTCAGTCGGTATTCTTAAGAACGGGGGCGGATTTACTTGGTTAGCCATTATTTGCCACTCACTCTTAGTTTTATATTCGCACTGTAAACCGAATAATTAACAGGGTCGGTAGATGAAAGCCTCAACATACAATCATAGAATGTTTTCATTTTATCCCATTCTACTTTTAACACAAACTCACCTAATCGCCCAACTCTGGGCCATGCGCCAGTGTTAAATGCTCTGCCTCCATCAAAAGACGCCTCTATAATTATACGAGGGTTGTCACCTTGTCCAGCAATTAAGCCAACGCCAGTCTCCATACTAACGATTACGCCTGACATAGTTATCGAATCGCCTATTGAGCCACCAATTAATCGAGCGTCAATATTTGATATGATTCTTGTTCTTTGCAGTGCTTCGCCATTATTGGTGTAAGTATCTAAATCTAATAAGTAGATATTGCCGTTATCAACGTCAGATACGTACGTTTTACCATAAGCGCTTATAACGCTTGAGCCTTGCCATTTACCATTATTAGTTCCGCTTGATATTTCAAACCATCCGTTCTCTGCCAGTGCCTCACTAACTGTAAATGTTTTGTTAGCAGTAGGAAAAGTTATACTGTAAAAATTCTGCCCTTCAAAAGTATATGTGAAGCCTATGGCGTCATCTATCACATCAAAGTTAGCTATCGCATTGCTAATCGCATCAGTGCTTATTCTTTGTTTACTGCCTGCTTGCGCTCTGTATATAGCATTGTCATCACCAAGCCAATACAATGCCTCGTCTGTTTTTGCAACAGAGTAAGGAGCAACTAAGCCAATATTAAATATTCTACCTTGTAACTTGTCGATAGGGGGGGCCCCAACTCCTGAATTATACCAGCCAACAATTGACCGAACACCAAAGCGATATATAACCTCTTCAAATACAAAATCTCTTACCATTGCGTCTGGTAGAGTTTCTTCGCCAATACGATTAAGTCCACTTGCTGCTGAGCCGTCACCAACATTTGATACTGTTGAGAAATCAGCGAATGTATAAATAAATTGATTGTTAAAAAAGTCTACAGATAAAGCGCCGGTAATGTTAACGTCTGTAACTTCAGTTACTAGGTTGGTGTCAGTAGTGTATTTCCAAACCTTTTTACCCGGCACGACTATAAACATATTAATACCATCGTCAGCGATAATACAACGTTCTGTGCTTGGTATTGCTCCTCGCAACCTGTGAACGCCTAAACGGTCAATTTCATATAATGATGTACCTTTTACTTGATACAGTATTTCAGCCATACGATGAAAGCCGCGGTCTTTACCTGTGGCATTACCTAAAGCCTTTAGCCCAGGAAACGGCATCAATACATACTTATCTTTGCCAGCCTCATTAAACTGTTGATACCAGTTTTTAGTCTGCTGACTAGATAAAGGTTTTGACCGGCTTTGATAAGAAGGACCGGTTACGTTAATAGGAGCAGTTACAAAAGCCATTACACAATCATCCCATGATCTAGGCTCATAGTAGGAGCAGGTCCGTAACGCCCTTTCTTGTCTGCCTTGTTAGCGCCTTTAATCGCACTAATAAATAACTGTGTGTACTTCTGCGCTTGTTCGTTATCTTGTGAGTAAAAATATATCTGAGCTAATGCGCCATAAAGATAAGTGCTTGGATGCTTGGTAAGTATGTCGTTAGTCTGTACAAGTGCGCTCAATGCAGGAGCTTTGCGATAGTATTGTATTTCTATTGTGTATTCTGAGTCTGGCACTCTATCGAACTGTAATTCATTACCGACCACACTGAAGAAGTTAGGGCGTCCAGTGGCTGCCTGTTTAAACATCTGCTCAGGAGCTTGAAAGCGCAATTCACCGCCGTTATCTGCAGTAACTAGTCTAACACTACGCGCTGACTCAAAGTCATCAGGCAAAGATAGATACTGCCCCGCAGTCAAAGCCGTTGAAATTGTTTCCATGCTACGAACGGTTAAGACTTCTACCTCATTTGAGTACATAGCGTTTTCAGCTAACTGAATAAAGCTAGGTATTTTTACACCTAAATCATCACGATGTGACCAATCGATAATTTCTTTAACTAAATTGTCGTAGCTATCTAACATTAGATTACACCTTGTTTTGTTCTTAAAAAATTCCATTCGGAGGAGTTAAGCTTGGCTAATAGGTATTTTCTATTACATACAGCTAAAGGATTTGAGTCCGTATAGCCTTTCTTCTTCATATCTTCGCGCCACATTTCCAACACAATAGGAGGAATAGAGGCCATCTTGTGCATATCACCTTTAAAGCCTGATGATTGATTACTGATCTCTTGCTTGTTAGCCGACAAGAAAGGGTTGACATCTTGTGTCTTGTGAACTTTTACTTTTTTATCAACTACACTATATGTCTCTAGTATGCCTGTTTGATAATCTAAATCTTTCATTTAAATCGCCTTAAATGTAACGGCTTTTACACCGTCACCAATTTACTTTTTGGGTTCTTGGTGCTTAGTTACACACTTGTTATCTTGTGCAAATTCCAACTCTTTCCCGCTTAATTCGACAATTGCGCCTAATTTGCGTTGCTTTGAATCTTTTTCTGTAGCTCGAAAGCCTTTGTCTACAATGTATTTAGCCATGATAATTACCTTTTAGCCTAGTTTAAAGGGAGCCGAAGCCCCCTGTATTATTCTATGACGTTAACGCTGTCATGATGCCACTTGCTTTTTCATTGCGAGACTCTAACGTGTACTCGCTCAAGATTTGAACGCGATCACTATCACCAGTTTTAGCCAGTGGAGTTTCTTCAAAGTCAGTAACAGAAGCCATTGCGAACATATCCATTTGCAAAACTAGCAATGATGTCTGAACCATGAAGCGGTTAGGAACTACTGCTAACGAGCCAAAATCTGACACATAAATATCAATAGCTGTATGAACCGTCGCCGCGTTACCATCTACAACGCGTTGTGCTGCGCCTGCTGAGCCGCCGTTAACAATGCCTGATAAAGCTTGCTTAACAGTTGAACCGACCATGATAGTATCTGGTTCGCCACCTTCATCCCAACATGAAGCAAGAACAGTTTTTAAATCTGACTCTGCAAAAGCACGATTAGTGCCTGGAGTGTTTACACCTGTACCGTTGACTGCTGGAGCAACTGCACCAGTACCACCGTTAAAGTTTGTGCGTAACCATGACTCAACACCTGCTAATTCACGCGCCACTGACGTAGAGCCAACAACCTTAGCTTTGTTAGCTAGCATTGCTGTTTCCATATCATTTTTAAGTAGCTTACCCATCTTCATGATTTGCAGACTCATTTCATCACCACGCCCAGCACTATCAATACGGCGCTGTGTACGTGTTACGCGAGGAACTTTACTAGAAATCTGTGTTTGGTTGCCTAAACGAACAGTAGGGATTGGCGCTGTAGTTGCCGCGTCTTCACCTTCAATTACAGCATTATTAGCCGCTGCGCCTAATGTATCGGTCTGCCACTCATGGTTAGTAGCCGTTGCTGTACCATGTGCAATACCCGAGATGAACGGTGTTGAAGTTGGTGAAATATCGTAAATGATGTTTGATAAATCTTCACGATTACCGATTGCATCGTATGTACTTGTTGTATTCGCTGGAGTAGTCATTTTATTTCTCTCTTAATTTAGTTAGTGTGTCTTTTCGCTGTACGAAGTGCAGCAGCGTTTTGGACGTTCGGATTTTTGTTAAATGCTTGTTGAGCTTTATCAACTGCTGTCGAAACAACTTGTGCTGATGCTCTTGGTTTTGTACTTACAGGTGCTTTGCGTACTTTCTTCTCAATAGCTGCATTGCTAGCCGATTGAGATTTATATCGCGCTGCGTCTAACATGACCTCATAGTGCTTAGCTTCAAATGATGACAATTCAGATTGACCAATACCGCGTGAATCTGCGTACTTAGTCATTAGATTAGTATCATCAATAAACTTTTGTGACTGCTTGCCGTTTTCCATCCATTCAGGATGATTAGCAAATAAATCTGCACTTACTTTGTTCATGTCTACACTAGGTTGTTGAGTCGCGTTTTTAGCTGAGTTCACAAACTCTTTTAGCTTCGCTTGCTTCTCTGTATATTTAATGTAGTCCTCTGGTTCGTACTCTCGCATTTCTGCAATTTCATCAGCGGTCTTGGCATCTTCGCTTAACATTGCTTCTAAAGTTAAAAGCTTATCGTTAAGTTCAGACTCTTTAGCCGTGAATGACGTTTGCATATCCTCAAAATCTTTGCGGTTGTCTGCTAGTTCTTGAGTTTTACGAGTATAATCAGCTTGTCGTAAATGCCCTTGCTCCCACTGTTCAACGTCCTTAAGGTTTATTTCACGTCCTTTATAATCAACGTAAAGATCCTCATTTTCGCTTTCTGGTGATGCTTGTGCGCTTTCTTCTTGCTCTGATTCTTCAATCTCCGGTGCAACTTCTTCATTAGCGTTAGCCTCTGTTTCAACTGCTTCTTTGATTGGTGTATCTTCCGACACATTAACTACCTCAAGATTTTCGGTTGGCGCTGTAACAGGCTCCGAAGTTCCGCGAGATACTTTAATTCTTTCTAATATACCTTGTTCTGGTGTTTGCATTGTGTGAGTCCTATTGGTTATTCACGTTAAATTATGTTTCGTATGTTGTTGTTAATCTTATCCATCAAAGTTAACTGCGCTGTTTTTCCTGCCTTAATCTGCTTGGTGAACTTATCAACAAACATCTTTAATACTTGGCCTTGGTTCCATGCCGCTAAGCGCTCAGCTTCATTCTTTAGCTCTGTGCTTTCAAATTTGTTAAGTAAGTCACCGCGAACAGAAATAATAAACTCTTGTATCATTGGATCGTTAAGTAACTGATCTGCACGTTGCGCTCGCTGTACTGTGTTCTTTAGTTCAATCTCATTCATTTAAACTACGCTCCCTGGTACGTCAGTATTGTATTTTAACTCAAATTCAGTAAGCTTGAGTGCTAATTCTTCGTTAGCTTTTTTACTATCTGCTGCTAGCTTCTGTTGAAACTGTTCGTTATCAGATTGTAATTGAGCTACTTTGATTTGCGCATCCGATTGCGCCTTGGTTAAGAATGCTTGCTGCTTAATCTGCTCAGCTTCAGCTAAAGGATTTTGCATTGCTTGTGTTTGCTCTTGTAATTGAACAACCATTTTATTAAGTATTTCGTTCTCAGCCTTGAGTGTTTCTGCTGGCTCTTCAGGGTCATTAAAGAATTCACTAACACGAGGAAAGCCTGAACCCTGAATGATACGGCTTAAAGTGTTGTATGCTTTTGCTTCATCAGCCAGTGTTGAACCTTGCTGTGAAAGAGATTGCTGAATGCCATAGATACCCTGTAATGTTTCAAGTGATTTTTCATTATCGCCAGCACCTAGGCCAACGTTAGATTGTACATAGTGCGAATACTTCCATGCTTTAGGGTTAACAGTTAATGCTTTACCTAACACTCTAAACTCTGTCTCTGTGTTTTGGTAGCGAGATACCAACCAAGCGATACCTTCGTAAAGCTTTCTAAATCCTGTCTCACCGTAGTTACGAGCAATCAGTTCAATCTTAGCATCTGATGAATCTTTAACGCCTTGAAAACGTGTTGCCGTCTCTTGGTTTAACTTGTCAGCATCTAAGCCTTGATTGGGTAATAGTGCGCCTGTTGTTTGCGCTCTTGATTGATCAACATATTGAATTACTTGTAACGCTTGCTGACCAATGTACGGAATCTGTAAAGGAAAGACTGCATTGCCCGGTAACACTTGAGTATCTTCGTCCATGCGTACAATACCGTTAGTGCGAACAGTAAGCATGTCATCAAGGTCAACATCAGGATGAACAACGTTACGTGGATTATTAACCATATAAATATTATCATTTATTCCTCGCTGTAATGCTGTCTTCTGTAACTGGTAAGGATAAGTGACTTCTGCACGACTGCGACCAATGGCCTTATGAGGCATTAAGATTGCTGATAATGAAGCGTAAGGCACATGGTTAAAGTATTCGTTGACTAGTACCTTGTTGCCTGAAATCATTACATGTCTACGTTCAGCAATACCGTCACCATCAAAATCAACCTTAACGTATAAATCTGATATCTCCACATTCTGTGAAGCCCAGTTATTTATGTTTGTATCAAAGTTAGCGCCGCCTTGGTCACGATTACGAACAGCGTCGATATCAGATGTACGGTTATCTTCTTCGTCAACCGTTGATAATTCGTCTATTAGTTCACGTTTAAAGCCTTCGCTTAATAATTCACCGCGAGTCTTTCGAACTCTATCACCAACTAGTTCAGCATCTTCTAAGCTTCTAGCGTTACGAGTAATAAGAAACAATTCAGTAGGCACATTGATAATACATACCTTTTGCTTTTCAGTGGTAACACGAAACTTAATATCAAACGTTGCTGGTAACTCTGGGTTTTGTGCTTCGTTTTCTTCCTGCTCTGATACTTCAACTTTAACCTTGTCAACCTTTGAGCCTTTTAA